CACTGTCAGCAGGATCCCATTGACCACGCCATAATCTATAATATTCTTCAAATTTCTGTTCATAATTGCTTTCGTAGTTATCCCTCCAGTCTTCACACTTAGTTATAACCCAATCTTCTAGAGACTCTTGGATCATCAATGGATCTTGTTCATATAGTTCAGTCATATCAATATCCCGCTACAATATCTAAAATTTCAGGTTCATCGAACTCTATGTCCCCTATACCGTAGGGTACGTTTGCAAGTTGATCGACATAGGATAGTGAATCAACTAAATCATCGTGCGTTAGTGGATCAGGGAACTGAAATAACTGATCTAAGAATCTGCTATTCCATTCACCCTTGTTTAAGGTAATAGTACCGTTTTCAAACCTACCTTGTAAACTCCACATTATTCTGTCTGTCTTTTTTCTGTTACCGTGCGTTAGTTCTTCAACTCTAAAAAACTGGGCATACTTCTTTTGTAAGTCCATAAGGGGAGACATAACTGCCTGTTTAGCAATTCCTCTTTCAATGCCAACAGAAACAGGACTGTAATCACGCACAGCTTGAAAAATCTTGACCGCTGTTTCATCTAACGTCCATCGCCCGTATATAATGTTTTCAACAAACCAATCCCCATTGTCTTCTACTTTTACCACAGAAATAGCTGTGTCGTCAAGCTTAGAGTTTTTAGTTCGTTTTTTGTTGACTTCTTCAAAACCCGCTAAGTCAATCGCAATGTAGTACTCGCCTACTTCCGGCGCTTCTTCTGCAAAGCGTACCCAATCTTCTTTAAACATTTCCGAACCACGGGCTTCAAACGACGCCATAAATTCTTGACGAAACGCATAAGACGACATAGAGCGTTTAGCAATGTCGATTTCATCTGGGTCCAGCAAAGGGTTATCGTATGACGTAAAGTGCCATGCTTTGTAAGTCGGATCATCGTCTAAGTCCGCGTATTTATAAAGGTCATAAAAGTGGTTACGCCCCATTGGTGTTCCAATGAACATCGCACAGCCTTTTTGGTCAGCTAGTGCTGGTCTCAGGATCTGCTCGAATACGTCAGGCTTCATGTCTGCGTACTCGTCTAACACTAAAAACTTAAGGCTAACACCTCGCATTGTCTCTGGTCTGTCAGCACCTTTGAGGCTGATGGTAGCACCGTTGACAAGCTTAATTTGCAGATTATTAATATGGCTACCGCTAATGACAGGGTGTCCCAAGTCAAGCAAGGTTTGCCACATGATGTCTCTGGCTTGTCCCTGAGTAGGTGCGACGTAAAATACATGGCCTTTGTCTGCCTGAAGTGCGTTTACTATTAACAACCAAGCAGCTAGTCTAGACTTACCTGTCCGTCTACCGGCTGCTACTATTTTAAACCGTGTGTCGTCTGACCATACTTCCTGCTGCCAAGGCAGTAACTCAATATTAAGGTCCACTAGTACGTCCACATCACTGGAGTAGTACCCCTAGTGTCTACATGAATAAAGTCTTTGGCAATACCTACCCCTGTGAAACCAAGTTTAAGAGCAAGACTGACAAGCTTAAGGCGATCAGCAGCGTTTGTTATTTTTATGTCCGCTGCTATGCCTTGGGCATGAGTTCCGGGAACCTCTTTCTTACGCTCTATTGAATGCAGTGTCGGGTGTCTGTATCCACTAGTAATGACGAAAGGAAATCCGCAGTATGCCCTTAACTCGTCTAACTTCTCTAGGAACTCCTGTTCCATATTGTTCGTACCTGATTCCTGACAATCGAATTCTTCTCTGGTGAAATGCTTAAGAGTCATCTTCTACTATTTCCCCTTCGATTATATTAGGTGTTGTAACTTCAGCAGTACCTACACCACTAATATTGATTTGTATAGCATTCCTACCACCGTCCTTAACAACATCTTTCTCAAAGGCAGCAACAGGTAGTATACGGTCCATCACAAGTTTCCAAGCAGCAGCTTGATTCTTATGGTCATGGTCCAAAGCAGCATCAAAAATAGTATCAAGTACCTTACGTGACTTAGGACTAGCGAGCATCCTAGCTTTGTACTCGTTGATTATCGCTGCGTCACCCTTGGGTCGGCCTACTACACCCTTATTTCCGGGCTTTACAGCGGCTACTTCTGACTTCCGGGGTCTGCCACGACCTCTTTTTTTAACAACGTCGGTCATAACATAAATTGTCCCTAAATACAACAATAGTATAACATAAGTCTACATGAAAGTCAAGCTATTTTAGGAGTAAAAGCAGTAATAGTACAAACACGAGTAAAAACAAGGGGTTACACGAGTTTAATTTAAGGGTAATTTTCCTAATTTTAACCTATTTTGTGCGTAAGTGGCTACTACAAAAGTTAAACACATGTCAACCCCTCCCCCGACCCCTTTGTTTACGCGGGTTTCAACAAAGGTTGACACAAGGCGCGGCCTATGGTAGCCGCTAGAGTTGGCACGAGTCTTGCATGGGTTGACATGGGCGGACTCATGTAGTAGCGAGCAGAGTTGGCATGGGTTTTGCATGGGTTGACAAGTGTGTGAGCTTATGTTGGTCCCTATAGTTGGCACGATTGTTGCTACGCGAGCTATCTATTACACGCGCACATGCGAATAGCATACGTCAATCAGTGCAGTCAATAGTCCAAACGTGTGAAATATTTACGTGTACTTCTTGGGCTGGATATAGGAATATACACACATGGCGACGGGGGACAGAAGCCACCCCTAAATGAGAATGATTCTTATGAAGAGACTTACTAAGAAGGTTGGAGCAGAAATTGTAGACTTGATGGAGGCGTTGAGGATGCACGAGCGCGGTCTGAGTAGGGCGTCGAGCGATAACGACTGGTACCGCTGGGCGTTGTGTCGTCTCTCACGCTTTGAGGTCATCATTGAGTTGAACGACGAATACAATATCGAACTTTACGACTACCCGTACGCTATAGATCAGATTGAAGAAGCGCGTCAAATCTGGGAAGAAGAGAACCGAATTAAACGGGAAGCGGCATAGTAGGTTGACTAATCGCTGGGCATTCGCTAGAGTGTCCAGCAGTGAGTTAACACACACGTCAACACATGAGTCACAGGAGACTTAAGACATGAAACTACGACCATTAGGTAGCAACAAGACAGAAGTAGAATTAACCGACGGAACCACAGTGTTCTTCAGCTACGAGACACCGGTAGCACTTCAGGACGCCAACGGAAACTACTTCAGAACAGAGGATTTTTGGTCCGTCACTACGTCCAAGCATATTAACCAGTGGCTGAAGTCACGCGGTGCGGACTACTGCGACACACTGACACAGGACAGCATCAACGGGAGGGCTACAGCATGAACTTTGGACACTACATAATTTGGTATAACCACGAGAACCACGTGTGGGACATCTACGACGGACGTAAGGGCTTCAAATACCCAGAGTACACCGTGAACAACTACTCGCGTCTACTCTGCACACTACGCGATAAGCTGTCTAGATTTGACACAGACCGCAACCGTGGTTTATTCTACCGATTCACTAGATTCATAAGGAGGTTTAGACATGTTTGAACAATGGCAACCGTGGTGGGACGTGGTATTTTTACTGTCAACGGGTGGTTTACTGACGCTTTGGCTATACATTAAAGGAGAGCCGGACGAGTGAAATATATATTTGGGGTTTTGGGGTTGATTATGGCACCCTTTCTGTTACCCTTGGTGGCTCTAGCCGCCTTGGTGTTTGTAGTCAGTGCGGCATTTAGCAACAATACAGGAGGCTCAGGAAATGACTAAAGAGACATGGGAGATGTGGGCAGACGAATATCAGGAGTACTACGAGGACGAGACTCCTGTGTACCCTGACGACATGGAAGAATTCAAGAAGGAGGAGCAGAAGGTGATCGACGAGGTCATACGAGCAATACAGGGGCTGTCAGCATGACTTACGCAGAATACGAGCAGGGGTACTACACGGGGGACTCTGAGGACTACTCAGGGCCTCCAGAGGACCCAGAGACACGGGCCATGTTGGAGCACCTAGTAGAGTTTGAGACTGAGATGTACCGGATGAAAGTCAAAAGGCGACTCTCTGGCTGTACTTATAGGCAGCTCAGGGGTCTAATGGTTAACATACATGGGGAGGACTGGAAAGATGCGCTGTAAAGCTTGTAATAAGATATTAGAGGACTCAGAACTAACACGGAAGGACACACATGGTGATTTTCTTGATCTCTGCGGCACTTGTGTTTCTGCTTCTGCTATCGCAGGAGTAGACACACAGGAAACACTGGACTATTACCCAAATGGGTCATTGACTTTTGACGATGATTCTGATACCCTCTACTAAGGTATACATAAGTATATATACTAAAGAGTAAACAGTAGTAGTTACTACTAAGGTAAACTAAAGGAGCAACTTAAGTATGGCAATTGACGAAAAAAGCATATACGTAGTCGATGGTGGTGACTACTCCATCTACTGCCTAGGCTACACACAAGCCCGTGCAGTGACCAATGACATCATGAGGCTCGACCCTTGGGGCGGTATACCCTTTGTGCTACGTAAGGACTTAGAGCTGTCTTTGGACGACCGTGGGAACGTGGTTATGTCTAAGTCCACACTGGACAAGATATTGTTTTTAGCTAGTGACGAATTACCAGAGAGCGAGGGTGACGCATGAAACAACCAGAGAACAGCCACACGAAGCACTTTGGTAACGACGGACCCGTTGGTAACGACGCTGAGATCATTGTGTACTACGAGCAGCACGGTCCAGCGGAGCCGGTCCTACGTATACCCTTTTGGTACTACAAAGAAGAGCTAGGGATGTTTGAACACTTTGAGGCGTCAGTACACAGAGCAGCCAAGGCACTCAAAGAGTCCTACACGTACTGGCCTGAAGGGTACGTTCATGTTCAAACCCTTATTAACGACGAATATGTGAATATGATATGATGACAGATCAGGAACTAGAACAATGGCTGAAGGACAACCCGTGGAAAGCCTATGTGGTCTATCCTTTCGGGGGTATTCTGGGCGCTTTGTTCGTACAGTACTCCTGTATACAAATCATTGATTCTTTTTTGACAGGCAAGATCATATAGTGTATACTAATAGTATGTTCTGAGAAAAAGCAGAACGTAACCCAAAGCAACTAACGGAGATTATTCCATGACAGCAACAACAGTAGAAGGCATAGTTAACTTCAGCAAACTCACCGAACACGACGTGTACAACGGTCAAGACACTGGAGCCTATTCCATGACAATTACAATGTCAGAGGACGACGCGTCAACCCTTGCGGCCAGCGGTATCAAGATCAAGGACTACCAAGGCAACAAGCAACGCAAGTTTAAGTCTAAGTACGACATTAAGGTGTTTGATGCAGACGGCAACCCGTACAACGGAGAAGTACCTTATAACTCCACGGTACGCCTGAAGTACAAGACGGGACCAGCGCACCCAGTGCACGGTGTGTCCACCTACCTTGAAGCAGTAAAAGTCCTTGAGGAAGCTGAAATGGCTGTGGGCGATGCCGCAGACTTCTAAGTTCCTACGTCACGAGAGTTGTCCGGAGTGTGGTTCTTCGGACGCTCTCGCTATTTACGACAACGGAGGCGCACACTGTTTCGCCTCTGGTTGTGACTATCATCTATTTGGGGACAGCGAAAAACCAATGACAACGCAACAACAAGAACTGCCGAAAGCTAAACCCCTGAGCATGGGCGGTACAGTAGCGGCAATACCACAGCGTAGGCTTTCACAGGAAACGTGTGCTCGCTTCGGTGTCACTGTGGAGTATTCCAAGACGGGCGAAATCATCAAGCACTACTACCCTTACTACAAGTTAGACACAGGGGAGGTCAGTGCTGCAAAGTCCCGTGACGTTAAAACCAAGGGCTTCTGTTCTTCTGGAGACGTGACAGGTGTTGGCTTCTTCGGTCAACAACAGTGCACCAACAACAAGTACCTCACGATCACCGAAGGGGAGCTAGACGCCCTCGCTGTGTACGAGATGTTCAATAAGCAGTACGACGTAGTGTCGTTACGCTCTGGTGCTAACAACGCATCCAAGGAGATCAAGGAGCAACTGGAGTGGCTCGAAGGGTACGAAAACGTAGTCCTATGCTTTGATAATGACAAGGCGGGTGACGTAGCAGTGGACGCAGTGAAGGACCTCTTTAGCCCTAACAAGCTAAAGGTCTGTAAGCTACCACTTAAGGACGCCAGTGACATGCTTATGGCGAACCGTGTCAAGGACTTCACCCAAGCATGGTGGAACGCTAAGGTGTACCGTCCTGACGGCATCATTGCAGGTACGGAGACGTGGGACAAACTCGTTGAGAAACGACAGGTCAAGTCCATTCCGTACCCTTGGGAGGGCCTCAATCATATAACCAGAGGGCATAGGCCGTATGAACTCGTTACGATCACCAGCGGTAGTGGTATGGGCAAGTCACAGTTCATCCGCGAAATTGAGTATGACCTTCTACAGCGATGTGAAGGAAATATTGGGGTGCTGGCCCTCGAAGAAGACGTGGCCCGAACAAGTCTTGGTATCATGTCGGTGGCGGCAAACAGGCCTCTACACTTGGAAGAGGACACGCCAGTGGACCAGCTTCGGCCCTACTGGGAAGCCACACTGGGAACAGGACGTTACTATCTATTCGACCATTGGGGGTCAACTTCAACAGATAACCTCCTCGCCCGTGTTCGCTACATGGCAAAAGCCTTGGACTGCCGGTATGTCGTACTGGACCACCTGTCCATCGTCGTGTCTTCCCAAGAGTCCGGAGACGAACGAAAAGCCATTGACGAAATTATGACCAAGCTGAGGACCTTGGTAGCAGAGACAGGCATTAGCTTGTTCCTAGTGTCCCATCTCAAGCGGTCCCAAGGTAAGGCACACGAGGACGGTGCTCAGATATCCTTGGGTGAACTGAGAGGCTCACAGGCAATCGCACAGCTGTCAGACATAGTAATAGGCATGGAACGTGACCAGCAGAACACTAACGAAGACATCAGGAACACGACTACTGTTCGAGTCCTGAAGAATCGTTACACTGGTGAGACCGGCCCCGCTTGTTACCTACAGTACGACAGGACCACCGGTAGAATGCAAGAAGTAGCTAACCCTGAGATAGGAGCAGACTTTTGATTTACCTTGACCTTGAGGCCAACGGTTTGACCCCAGACACCATCTGGTGCGTAGTGACACGGGAAAACGGTGTGAGTCAGGTACACGCCAACCGTAGTACCCTCTGTGAGGCTCTGGCTGGCTCTGTGGGCGTCTGTGGACATAATCTGATAGGTTATGACCTCCCAGTGCTAAAACGTCTCTGGGGGCTTTCTGTGGCTCCTGAGAGGGTAGTCGATACTTTGGTATTGTCACGTTTGTACGACCCAAGCAAGTCCGGTGGACACTCTTTGCGCAACTGGGGCAACGAACTAGGCTTTCCAAAAGGCGACCACAACGACTGGTCTTGTCTGTCTCCTGAGATGATTGACTACTGTATACAAGACGTAGCAGTCACCGAAGCAGTACACCAGCGGTTGACCAAGGACATGGCAGACTTTGACCAACAGTCTATTGACTTGGAACACAGGGTACAGTTTGTAGTGCACCAACAGGAACAAAATGGGTGGCTCTTGGATCAGTACAAGTGCATGGACTTACTAGCAACATTTAAGGAGAGAATGAATGAAATTGAAGCGGAACTTCAGGAGGAGTTTCCTCCGATTATACACGAGCGCCATTCTGAGAAAACCGGTAAGCGTCTTAAGGATAGAGTTGAAGTATTTAATGTTGGCTCTAGGCAGCAAATTGCAAAGCGCTTATCGTCGCTTGGTGTGGTCTTCGATAAAGTTACGGAGAAAGGGAATCCCATCGTTGATGAGGCTGTACTAGCCACAATTGACCTTCCAGAGGCTAGGTCCGTCAGTGAGTACTTGATGCTACAAAAGAGATACGCGCAGGTACACTCATGGATGGAGCATGTGCAGGACGACGGAAGAGTCCACGGTCGTGTCATTAGCAACGGCGCAGTAACAGGACGCATGACCCACCAAAGCCCCAACATGGCACAAGTACCAGCAGGACACAGCCTATACGGTAAAGAGTGTCGCTCATGCTGGACTATACCAGAGGGTAAGAAGCTAGTAGGTTTTGACGCTAGTGGCCTTGAGCTACGCATGTTGGCTCACTACATGGACGACAAGGAGTTTACCAATGTCCTTCTCACCGAAGACATTCACACAAGAAACCAAATGGCTGCTGGGCTTGAAACAAGACCTCAAGCTAAGACTTTCATCTACGCTTTCCTTTACGGAGCCGGAGACGCAAAAATTGGAAGTATCGTTGGAGGAACTAGAAAGGACGGTCAGCGACTTAAGGAAAAGTTCCT